TGCTTCAATCTTGTAGGTGAGTCCACCGAATTGAGCAGGTGCAAGTGTGGCAATCTGATCGCTCGTATTTGGTCGAAGGTATGATCCGACTCGGTATAGTCTCCATGACTGTACATTACCAGGCAGGAATACAGTGCTTCTGGCAGGTGGTACGCTTGCCACTGGAGGTACTGCAGCCTTTGGTCGTAAGAGGCCAGCGACTCGGCTCTTTGGAATATCTCGGTAAATACCGATTGCGTCTCGGCCAGTACCAGTACCAGAGCCAGCACCGTTCTGCTCAAGTAGTTTAATAGTCGTTGCTGTTTGGCTTTCACAGATTCCAATATGGCCGAATGGATTTCCAGAGAGACCATAGAGAATTACAATGTCACCTGGCTGAGCATTGCTGCCAGCCACTAGGCTGAACTTTGTGAGTAGTGGTGCAGATGGTCGATTCCAATAATCGATTGCATTACCCCATACCCCAGTCGCAAGCCCGAATTCTTCTTTAATATATTGCAGAATTAGATCGACACATTGATATGCGTAAACGTGATCATAATCTACTCGTTTGCCGTTCCATCTGTTTTTAAAGTCTTGATATGCCATGTTTCCTCCTATTTATAATTATATGCTTCTGGAAAATTATCTATCGTGTAGTCGGCTTCTTCAGGGTTAATGGTGGTAAATGATCAATATTTAAATGCTGAGCCATGAGGTACTGAAGTTCGACAATAAAGCTCATATTCTCTGCAAGGTCTTTAATAGGCAATTGCTTCCATGTGGATAACTCTCCTTGAAGTTGACCGATCATCTTAACGCTATCTGTATGCAAGGCCCGAAGCTCTTTTATATCATCAGACAGTGTACCGATTTTTAATTCCTGAGATTCGACAATATCTTTATATGATTTTATTGTACGTTCATAATTCTCAGTCGTTGTTTTTACGAGAGTGTTTTTAGCATTAGCATACGCTATTGCTACGACACCTGTAATTCCTACTATTGCTCCGACAGCTACTGATATTAATTGCCATGTCTGCACGAGTTGTTGCCCTCCACTACTCTCATTATAGATGCATAAAGCATAATCAATTACGTTGTGGCAGTTTCACGAAGGAGATAAACTTTGGCATTTACATTAAATTTAGTGCTATATAATGAGCCAGCCGAAGGGCAGACTACTTCTAGTATTACGCTTGTCGATGTTACAAAAAAGTTAGTTGCTAATTCTACTATGCCAGTTGTGTGATTTACTAGAACATTATTAGCTGCTTGATATTGGCCAGTAATAGGATCAAGAATATACGGAATAAATGCAGGTACATAGCCGAGACCATGCGACACTGTTTCAATTTCTTGAGCTGTATTTTCAAGATAAATTGCCTGCATAGGAATAATTTTAACTATCTCAAATTGATTGAGTTTTAATATTCCAATATTGCCAGCCATATTAAGTCCTACTTACTAAATATCCTGAAAATCTTGGTCGAGTATGCACATTAGCAACATCCATTGCAACGGTATTAGACGCAAACACAAACAGTTCTATATAATCGCCTGCAGTTAATTGGATCAAATCACTGTAAGATACTCCACCTGCAGCACTGTTATTAGTCTGGACACCCCTGGAAAGTATTGACCCATTTTTATAGAGACAAGCTATTAAGAAAGTACCTGGATTTGCACTAACATTTACATAACCACTGACTTGATAAAATCCTGACACTGGTACTGTGTACCTATAGTTGGTCGTGCTATCAAAGTTACTATTAGTATCAAAGTATTCACCATCAAAATTAATCTTAATCTCTGCACCAGCACTTGTGTTTTGTGCTGCCGTTCTATAAACACTAAATTTATATGGATTTGAATCAGTAGTTGTTAGTGATTTATCAATACCAGATATTTTTGTAGAGGTAATTGCACCAGTTGCAATACCAGTGCCATCATTAAATGAAGCATCATTTGTCCAGAGCTTATTCCATTTTGCTGTTGTTGGCTGTTCATCTGCTACAAATGAATCTGCTGAATATGCCATCTATTTGATCCTCTCTAGTTTAAAAGTTTCGAATGTTTTCACATTCCCTTGCTTCTTAAATTTTGGCTTATAATTATTTCGACTAAGAATCTCGCTTTTGATCTTCTGCTTCATAAACGGATCAAGCGATACAGGACCTTTATTTGCAGGAGTCTCAGGCATAAATTCTTCTTCTATGCTGGAGATGCGAGTATCGTTTCCACAATCACATTGAAAGCCGATCATCGGCTCACCAGTCGGAGCTTCATCTAATCGAATACGATGAGAGATGAGCTTGTTGCTCATAGGCACGACAATCTGACCAAGTTCATTCATCTGCATTCCCATTGTGTTTCCACCGATAAGAATTAATGCAAGACGGTCTTTGCATTTGCCACAGGTTAAAATTTCGACACTCTCAAAATGTTCTTTGTAGAATGCGATCATCTCTTCCTGATCTCGTGATTCGGTAATATCGCTCGAAATAATCATGTGCATGCTCCTCTATTGTTATTATAGTTTAAATATCATGGTGCAATAGAGTCTGAGCCACCGATACGACTTTGATTGATAGTGAAGTAATGCTTAATAGCTCGCTCTTCAACTTCTAGTGTTTGCGTATATGCACCATTACGATTAATCACATTGCTGATTCCTGTAATGTATACATTCTTCAGCTCATTCGTATCATTAATAAATATCAGACCAGCATCACCGATCTGCAGAGCAGGATCACTATTAACGGCTATCGGGCAAATGTATCGCTTCCGAGCAGACTTATATTCATTGACAAGTGTATAGGCCAGAGACCTTGCAGTGCTTTTATCCTGGATGGTATTGTTTTCAATCTCAATCGGCTCTCCGTTGTTTGATGGATTTCTACCGAAGGCTTCAATACTTGTTGCATCATCATAACGCTCTTCAATGACTGATGATACTTCAGCAGGTGTACCATAGATAACCATCTCAGTAATGTACATGCTGCTCGTGTAAGTATTTCGAAATATGAGCTTATAGGTATCACCAAAATTGTACTTATCTATAATCGCAACGTATGAATTATTAGCACTACCGCTGCCATCACTGGCAGTATTTGTCGAATAGTAGCTTGTGGATAACTCTGTGGCTGAATACGATGGCTGAGTAATTGACGTGACAGGCATTGCACCGAAATCATCTTTAAATTGTAGGAATATTTCTTTACTTTCACCAGGTAAAATCTCAGTCGGAGTATCGAGCTTATATATAGGCTTCGATGTTCGTACTACTCGAGGCTTTGCTTTCACGATCACATCATTAATGATCGGAGTGCTTTGCCAGTCCATATCGGATAATGTGCTGTACGATAACTGGAAGCGGAGTACACCAGAGCTTGTGAGAAAATGCTGTCGATTCCAGAATCGAATAATGCCGTTTTCATCAGCAAATAATAGACCTTGCTCAGCATCGACACCTTCTTTAAATACATCACCCCATTTACGATCGTATGTGGATAAGTACCCGATATTGGATTGCAGACTTTTATCCAGCACATACTGACTACTGCTGAAGCCCATTGCCTGAAGGCCCGAAGCAACAACATTATGGAATGGTGCATTAATGAAAGCACCGCTTGTAGTGGCTTTTTGGCCGTTAATATAGTTAAAAGCATCAAAGGCATGCATTTGTATTTTACGATCGCTCAGTGAGACCTGTGGCTGCGAGGTATAGCCAGTGAATAGCTTCATATACTCATCTTCAATACCGACAGATATTTTCAATGGTCTATTTGGTAATATGCCCGAGCCGATTGTCGTGTCATAATTTGGCAAGAATTTCTTCGAAGTGTTATCCAGCTCGACATCAGCTTGTGACATTATCACTCCATACGGATATTGACCAATATTCTTTTGTACAGATATGCTCGTGGCAAATTGGCTGACATCATCAAAGCGATATTTATCAAAAAAAGTAACAAAGTTTCCACCGCCTTTGATAATATCTTTGCCACCAATACGAGACTGTCCGATAGTAAAAAAGCTGACACCAGAAGCAATGGTACGCATCCAAGCGACCAGCACTCCATACCCGATTCTTCGAGCACCTTGAGCTGTTTTATTATTCCAGCCACTTGATACTGTTTGCATGTTAAAACTGCCTTATTTTGACTTTATAATCTGCTTGGAGACTATCACCAGAAGAGTATTCACCTTCTTCTTCAGGGAAGGGCAGGCCAGAGAATGACAACGTGCCGAATTTACCAGATGAAGGGTTATAGTAATTTACACCAGAGCCAGAAGTGAATAGAGCATCAATAGCCTGGTAATCTGTCGAATCAAGATTCTCAAATATCATCTCAACATTGTATTTGAAGCCGAGAGGATTGCTTGCAGTCCTGATCCGATTCCGCTGAATAGCACCATCAATAGCAATGCGATCGCTCTGGACATACTCTCTCCACTCTCGAAGCTTCGATGGCTGTCTGACTAGCGTTCCTGAATTTACGGTGATTGGTAATACACTCATTGTGTTCGTGCTCCTATTGATGGCAGTTTAACACCATTACTCTGAGCAATGCGAGTAAACTCTACCCATAATCGCTCAGCCATTTCTCTATACTCTACAGGCATACCAGCAAACATTCCGACTTGTATTGTTGGATCAAAGTTTATAACAGTCTGCTCAGTAACCATCGGCTTCTCAGCCACTTTGCTTGGCATGGCAGCAGGCAAGCCAGTAGCTTGATTAACCTGAGATTTTGGTATGACAAATTCTCCCCTGTGGACAACTCCTGCTATTTCATCGGCTGCACCCTGACCAGTGAAGCCACCGACAGCGAATGAGCCTGACTCAGCCAGCTTCTGCAACGTGATTTTTGCTCGTTGCTTCTGTTCAGGAGTACCATTTTTTGCAAGACCTTGCAGCTTTCGGATAACCTCATCATTTGAATTTGATGCACCCTGAATTGCCCGAGAGGTATTATCCCAGGCTGCTTTTGCTTTATTACCAGCATCGACAATGACTCCTGCAGCGATTACTGCAGCGATACCGACTGGGCCAAAGCCACCAGCAAATGTTGCGAGGCTTGATAATGCACCTGGTATAGTCGTGAATCGAAGTACATTGATCGTGGCAATTGCACCAGTTATGGCACTATTAAAGCCTGCAGCAATTGCATTAAAGTTCATGGCCAGTGCTAGGATACCGAAGGCTGCAGCCAGGCCGAGCACTGTGGCTTTATTATCGAGTAGGAATGTCATGACTGGGCCGAGCACTGTTAGCAATGCATTTGCAATATCCATGACACCACGAAATGCCAGTACCAGAGCAGTGCCGATTACAGGTATCAGAGGCTCAATAACTTCGTGCCAGAGCCTTGATAATGTTGGCAGCAAGCCTTCAACGGTATTCCATAAAGCGGTAATGCTTGGCTCAAGAAAATCTTTGATCGTGCTAAATGTTTGCATGAATGAGTCTTTTAAATGATTCATCATATTGGACCAGCCACCCATTTTCTCAGCCATGTTGTTTGCAAGCAGTGCCAGGCCAGCTCCTGCAGCCAGGAATGGCAGTAGTGGCAGCATAGCACCCATGATACCGATCCCCATTGCAGCCAGGGCAGGTACGAGACCACCCATGATAGCACCTGCAGCCAGCACGATATTCTTTTTATTATCCTCGATTAATTTACCAAAGTATTCAATCGGTCCACCGCCATCTTCTACCATTTTAATAAAGCCAGATAATTTCTTTGTAAGTGGTACGAGAGCGACAGCTATGTATGATCCGACACCTTCTTGCAGATCACCGAAGGCATTCTTCAGACCAGTGATAGCACCTTGAGGCGTGTTTCGAAGAGCCTCATTGACCTTGCCATAGTTTTGAGCCAATACTTCATTTAATACTGCAGCCTTTTTGGTTTCATCACCATTCTTGAGCTGCTCTTTTTGGACTTCTGACAGTGTGACACCATAGCGAGAGAGAGCACCAACATTACCAGTCATGACTTTACCGACTAGATTGTTAATTGCCACCATATCTTCGGCCGTTGCATTATGGCCCTTGAGCTGTGCAACCATGTCTGCAATCTTCGGTGTGAGTGCCTGAATCGTTTTGCCCTGTAGATTGAAAGTAGCAAGCTGTGACATACCAGCTTTAATAACATCATCTTCAATGACTCCGACTGCCTGGAGAGCAGAGGCTTGAGCTTCTAGTGCTTCAACCTGGCCCATCGTAGCACCTTTGACATTCAATAAGTTTGTTTTGAGCTTGGCTGATGCTTCCATTGCTGAGTTATAAGCACTGAGAGAAGTTACACCGAATGCAGCAGCACCGACAGAAGCAGCAGTTAAGCCACCGAGTAATGCAAATGAGCCAGCTTCTGCATTTTTAAATGCATCTTTTAAGCCGTTAGATGATTTGTCGGCCTTGCCGAGTGCTTTCTCGAGACCTGATGTATCACCGTTAATTCTTACGAGTAAATCTCTAGTATCTGCCATATCAATTCATCTTGAGGTTTTGCTTCTGCATTTCCATATTCTCAAAATTCCCCTCTATTCTTATTATAGTCAAGAACTGGCGTATCCTATCCGCTGGAAGATCATCGAGCTGTGCAGGAGTCCAGCCGAATTTCTTACATAAAAGATAATCGACATATGCTTGAGGTACAATCCGTTTCGGATCGTCAGAACTAAAATAGGAGATTAGCTCTTTGGTAAGTTTTTTTTTGTGTCGGCAGCAGCCACCTCATCTGCACCAGCTTCTCTGGTAATGTGGAGAGCATCTTCTGGCTCTAAACGATCAATATTATCTTGTGTAATTGGCAAGATTTCTCCAGCCTCGTTATCGAGATTCCATTCCAGGATCAACATCGAAAGCAGTTTGTCTGCTGACATAACCATATCGATTGAGCCATCGTCATTCATCGACAGGGCATGCTTTGTTTGACCCCATTTAATATCAGTATAGATTGTGACCTCATACTTTGGATCAGATAGTAACTGAACTTTGCGTGTTGATCTGCCTTCTTTGAAATAAGCCATTTTATTGCACCTCTCTTATTATTTAGTAACTTGACGTTGTATTTCGGAGCACTGCATCGATACTGACTGAGTTTGCATTATCGTAGTCACATCGAATTGTGAACTTCTCAGCATAGAAATCAGCGATACCAGTCTCAAGCTCATGGCCTTCGTAATGTGTTCGATACATTCGGAATTCTAGTGCTGAGCTATAGCCACCACCGATACCGATACCATTAAGCTTCCAGCTTGCTGCCTGCTTAGTCATATTGTAGTAAGCATCTCTTTGAGTCGTGTTTTCAAAGTACATTGTACCTTCTGCAGTTGCTTCAAACTCACCATGATCAATTGTATCAGGCTCATTACTGCCATGACGGAAGTTAGCGACAGTATTGTTTTCAAGTGTTAGTTTGAAGTCATGTGGCTTGAGGTTTGTTGCAGCGAGAGCATTTGCTACTGTTGAGCCGAATGCGAATCGTGCATCAGCAAAGGTGTAGAGTCCACCAGAAGCAGTCGTGAGACTTCCTGAAGTTGTGGTGATCGGGAATTTACCGATTAATGATGCTTTTGCTTCTACTAATTGATCAGAGACACTGAATTCAAGCGTCTTTACAGCTACGTTTCGATAGTACTGCTTGTCGATAGTGCCACGAGCGTTTGTAATTGTCATAGTCTTTGGAGTGTTGCTGTTGTTTCGAGTGACAACGTGATCATAAACTGAGCCAGCTACGCTTGCAGGTGTATCAGTACCGAGAGCACCGATCAAGAAATAACCAACATCTCGAGAATCACAGTTAATTGCGATTGATCCTTCAGACCATTTTTTACCAGTTACAGCGTCAAAAGTTTTCTCTCTGACTCCATAAGCTGCTTCATTTGCGATAGGCTCATGCTTGGCCATGAGAGTATTCTCTGTGAATGGTACATAATTGGAAATTGCAACAGGTACTCCAGGAGTACTTTCAAGTCCGATTCCGATATACCCTTTGCGACCGATTTCTAATGACATTTTGATTCTCCTCTATTCATATTATATTTGATTTACTCTTATTGAATAACCTGGCAAGCCACGATAATTCGTGCTGACCTGGTATTTAATTGATCCCCTGTATATCCCCAGTCACCATTAAACGGCTTTTGAAATCCACGACCAGCCAATGTAGTACTGAGATATATGTCAGCATCAAAGATAGAAATGAGATCATCAACGATGGTCCGAAGAATCCTCTCGGCATTCTGTTCACCCTGTTCAAATCGCTCTTGGTAAATATCGACATTGAAATTATACGTTCTACCGACCCTGTTAGTATCGGCAAAATACGACTCCTGATTACCTGCAGCCGTAACCTGAATGCTCGGGTATTGCGTAATCTTTGACGAATAATCTTGGACAGCATCGCTCTCCACTTCATTACTTGTTTGAATTTTTGCTACGATTGCAGCAGATAATGTATTCCACATTACTTTCTCCCCATCAAGACCGTTACGAGTCGGCTTGTTACTTTATCGAATTGATCGTTAATATAGCCTTGTGATGCTTCCCAACCAGGTTTGAAGAATGGCTGAGCACGAGTACCACGCTTCTTAATCGTATTAACAATGGCCCAGGAGACACCCTTCGGCAAGCCTTTTTTCTTGGCCCATCTCTCAATCGCTTCATGTGGTGGTGTATGAGGGCCAGTACCTTCTTCAACATCACGACCATATTTTTCATTGACTACTACTTCACCGACTGGATAATTTACTTCAGGCAATACTGATCGCTGCAATGTACCGAAAGCATGTGGAGCTCGGATTCTTACCTCTTGTGTTACTTTTTGAGTAGAGTTTGCCAGAGCAGCAGTAACCAGTGGCTGAGCATCTCCACCAGCTTTTTTTACGTCTTTAATTAACTCATTGAGTCCTTCGACTTCAACATTTACAGCCATACTCATCGTTTGTCCTTAGTAAGCACTAGCTCATAATGACTCGGTAATATGCCATTCTCGTGTGCTTCACGCCCTCTGACGTAATATTCTCGGCCAGTACCACTTACTGTTAATCGCATGCCCTCCACGACTCCTGAAGAGCTTGTATAGGCTTTATGAGTTTTGCCGAATGCACCATCAACAAGCACCGTAGTCTCAGCAGAAGCAGGCTGTATATTGATTCGAACTGCAGCAGAAGCAATCTGGCCAGGGCCAGCAAAGCCTGAATATGTCGTATATTCTTCTTTATCCACGTCTGACTTCTTAGCCAATCGTGCTACAAAGACAATTTTATCAAGTATCGGAGGCATCAGATCACCATTCTTACATAATTAGAAAGTATGTTTTCAGCCTCTTGTATGTTTTGATCTTTACCTGTTTTATTACCACTGAATCCAAGAGATACCGTTCCTTGAGATATGCTTGAAGCACCTGCAGGATTGAATTTCTTTGCCGTCATTGATCGGATATAGAGTGTGCAAGCTTCTTTGAGGTCTCCTGGGATGTTTGCAATGTCTGTGGCATAACCACCAACATAATCTACTTCATAAAAGAGATCAGCAGAATCGAGCGAGATTAATCCTCGGCCATGTGAGATGAGATAATTACTCGGATAAATTAAATACGTTCCAGGCGTTTGAATAAAGTAAATACTACTTCCACCAGATGTGAGTGTTAGCGATTGATTAATTTCTGTTCCTACTAATCGAATAGCAGATACATCACCGTCAAGTACTGGCCTTCTTCTAAATGAAATTGTCAGATCACCATTCGGAGATATTTGTGCTCGATCTCGCTCGGCTATGACAGCGGTCTTGAAAAAGCCATCGACATTACAGAAATTCTGAATACGAGTAGAGGCACGATTAATCATCCCCGAAATGGTCGTTGCACTATATGCAGACAGGTCCAGATCAGGGGCATATGATTCGATTTCTGCTTGTGTGATCAGATTTTCTGCCATGATACCTCTCTCTTTTGATTATAGCTCAGACTTCTGCCCTCCATAGTGGAGGGCAGTTTGACCATGCTATCTGCTAGGAGGTAGCTAGTCCGCCAATTTTGTACTGATATGGCTCACCAATTACTTTCAGCACAGTTGTCTCGAATACACGAGATTGGATACTGTGATTTGCAGTCGGTACATCGTAGATCGAGAGAGTTTCAAGATCTTCCATTTCAATCCAGTTTTGGCCAGCAGCACTTCTAACACTAAGTAAGAAGGCCCATGATGCAGAGTAGCGACTAGTCACAACTTTGATCAAGTTTCCAGTGTTACCATCAACGATATTTGCAAGATGTGCTCCACCTGTTGCAGATCCTTGATTATCGATAACAATACGCTGGATGCTGCCAGTTCCTTCAAGCTGATCGCTCAATGCTCGATTCTGACGTGGATTCAAGATCAGATGTGATACTAAGTCAGATCCATTTGTGAATAGAGTCTGAGCATAGCTCGATACGCCTGATGCTGTGATTAATCCAGCAGTACCAGAGTTTGTGGTAATCAATTTGCTGAAGCCTGAGTATTCTGTGCTGTAAAGTGCAGCGTCACCAGTGAGAGTCATAACTTCTTCACCGAGCAATACTTCAGTAGTCTTGATGAGCTCTTCTCGAGCACGAACATCTTCTAAGTTACTGCCACGATTTGCAGCGATTTGCTGACGGCCGATTTCAACATCACGACCCAAGTTCTTATATGGATAGCTTACGAATGTGTAGCTTTGTGATGTAGCACTAGGCTGACCAGCGTCAGCGAATCCGACACGAGTACCAGTACCAGTTGCAGTTGGATCGAGCTTGCTAGTAAGCTGATTAAAGCTTGTAGCTTCACCCATTCCAGAAGTACGAGGCAATTGAGCTCGGACAGGAGTTGCAGTTGGCACGATTGTCTTTACTACAGGATCAAGATTCTCAGGAGAATAGATTGATCGGCTGCTTGGACTGAATGTGTAAGTGCTTTGAGTTACCGCTTTACGGACCTCATCTTGAATTTGTTCTGATAATTTTGTTGCATCCATTATATGAATATCTTTCCTTGCACCTCATAAAATATTTAATTAAAGTTCTAACCTCGATTGAAAGTGGCTCGGACTGCAGCATTTTGTGCTACAGATGCTGGATCAAGCTGACGTGAGAGTTTGCGAAGCTTGAATGCAATATTCAATCTCTCATCGTGTGATCCTGCCGATGGATCGGAAGCCAGTTCATCTGCTCGCTTGTTCAGCGTGTCAAACTCCTTGCGAAGCTTGCCGTCAGTTGAATTCTGTTCTGAGTTTGGCTCTTCCACATCTTCCCCCTTCTTCACTGCAAATGTACTTTTAACTTTAGATGCAGCAGGCTGCTTCTTCAGTTGCTCTATCTCCTCTTTTAGCGGAGCGACCGATTTCTCGATCAATTCTGCTACTCCAGAGAGAATCGACTTTGTTAGTTCATTACTTTCAGTGGACTTTTTCATGTCGGCATCAGCAGATTTCTTGCTTTTACCTTTATCGCTTTTATCTTCTTCAGGTGTAGGCTCATCTTCAGCGACAGAAGGAGCTTCTTCAGTAGGGGTCTCTTCATTAACGATAGCTTCATGCTCTTCAGCAGAGTTATCCACAGGCTTTCCATTCTCTTCAGCAGTCGTGACAACATCTGCATTTTCATCTCGATCTTCTTGACCGACTACTGATTTTTTTCGTTCTTCGATTTCTTTACTCATAACACTGAGCTCCTCTCGTTTGCTTATATTTAATGCTGACATTGCTTTACCGACTTCGATTTCGATCGTAGGAAATTCAGATGGCTCAATAACTTCTTGAGCTGCTGCAGCTTGAATGGCAGTTAATGCAGTTTTTAGATCAGCCATATCTTCACCTTCATATGCTTTCCAGTAAATATAATCAGATAAGCACATTGCTAGATCGATGAGCATCCCTGCTTCCCATAAACTCTTTGTGAGTGTGGCTTTTTCGTCATTCATACTACTTTCATTATATGTCATGAAGTCGGCCTTCATAATGCTCTGAGAATTTGAGTACTGGAATTGCTTTTCCCACCAGTGAATTGCTCGGCCGAGACCTTTGCTTAATTTCTCTTCATGAATCAAGCCACCATCTTTGCTTTTTACCATTTGGAATACTGCTGAAGCGACTGCAGGGTTATCCACAAGCGAAGTTTCACCAAGTACATAATCTGTAATAACTGGCACTGTTTTCTTTTTACCATTAACACTCATGGTACGCATTTCGGAGTCATTAACTCGGCCACCGATGCTGAAGCCAGCCAGGACACCTTCTTTGACTTTCACCCATGCATTCTCACCATCTGTGGATTCAGATATGCGAGCACCGAGCCAGATACCTTTAGCATCATCATCGAATTCAATATCAATTGCTTTACCGACAGCAATATCTTGATGCATCTCTCGTATGTTTCCGATCCAATCACTGAAAGCTTTTTTACTTGCTTCATAAGTGATTATTTCACCATGAGCATCGATCTCTTCGACTGTTGCATAGCCATAGACCATACGCTGCTCTTCATCGACTTTAGTTATTGGAATCGATATGTGTAGCGGTTTTTTCATGT